ATCCGAAAACTCTTCTTTGCCCTTCTCTTGCGCCCATGCGTACATCGTTGAGTTAGCAATGCCTAAGTAATAAGCAAGCCCTATATGTGAGGGAATAGCTGTGCTGTATGATTCTAAGTATTCCTTAGTCTTTGCCAATAGTTCTGGCGTGTATTTTGTTGGTCTGCTCATTTTAATGTTCCGTTATTTCAATTTCTTCAACATTCATTTCACTGTATTCATCAATCCAAACTACTGCCGCAGCGATTAATAAATCATCTTGTTCATTTAGCAACCGACCATCGTTGACTTCAACTAAAGATTTTATAAGTAAAGCAATAAGGTTTGCCCCTTGGTTAACTTCGTCTTGATCAAACGTTCTCATGCAGCACCTTCAAGTTTTATTGTTAGTTCTTTAGCTAATGCTTTGTACTTAGCTTTGATCGCAATAATATCGTCACGCCTGTAACGCTGCGGCTCTTGTGGCCCTTCTAATAACTCAACAGCTTTAATGCCAATCTTGTTAATTAAGTTGACCCTGTAAAGTAGCTGATTGCCTGATAAGTGGTTATTGCAGACTGAACATTGCAAATGCACATTGTTTTCCACATAGCGTAATTCTGGGCTACTTCCAATGCTTAAAAAGTGACCAGCGTGGTTCTGGCCTGTGTGGTGTCGTTGGCAACTAATGCAAGGTTGACCCTTATCCCGTAATCGTATGTACTTGTTAAATTCTGGTTGTGCTTCTTTGTGTAGCGTTCCTAAGCTCTTTAGAGCCTGTTTACGCGCTCTTATGTCTTTCTTAGCTAATTGTGTGGCTTTAGCGCGTATCTTGCTTACAGCACTCATAGCTTTAGCCTGCTGATGCTCTATCGCGTGTTCTTTAGTGCAGTAAAAGCCTAGCGGTACTGTTACGCCCGTTTCAGTCAGAGCAAATTCTTTGCAATGTCTACAACGCTTTTTAGTGTTAGCCATTATTGTCTTTACTCGGAAATGGCACATGCACACCAAACTTGTTGGATAGGTGGCGGTTAACTACATCGTAAATCTCGCTAACTTGAGGCGTTTCAAGATTATTAACCGAAACATTATCAAACTTTGCACTTTGAACTTTGACCCAAATATGTTCTTTTACTGATTCTTTTGACCAAGGAATTTCAACGTCATGTAAAGTTTTAACCATATCTAAACCACGCCCGTTCAACTCTTGTGCAAGCAAGCCGCAATAGAGATAAACTGAATTTCTTTGTGGATTAGTAATTGCTTTATTGGTTGACCACTTTACCTGTACATATTTCTTATCTGCGTATAACTCACGCAAATGTTTAATCAAGTTCTCAAGGCTTGGGTCTGAGTTAACTGTCCAGTTTTCACTCATATTGCATCTGCCCACTTTGACATTGGCAATTTGGCTAGGCGTAAACTCAAGCGTAAATCCCAAGAACATTTATTTTCATTCAATGGGCTAAACTTATAGGCAGGGTTGTCGATCAAAAGGTATTCATCTAATGGATATGTGTTTTTGTTACACTTCATAATCAATGTCACATGGTACAAAGGCATATCATATTTTTTAGCAATTTCAGCAGATAACATTCCAGCGTTTTTGCGTTTAACAACTTCTTTGCACTGCTCTAAAGTTAAACTCATGCGACTTTTAATAAACCACGCTTAACTCGGTGTGTGGTGTCATTACCAGCTTCAATAATGCTGTTTTTGTCTAGCAGTTCACGAACACGACCCGTTACTCTATTAATTTCCCAACCCAAACTTGCAGCAATGTCTTGGCGAGTGATTGGCTGGTTCTCACGAATAACTTTAAGCACTTCAATTCTTGCTTGACCAGTTACGGGAGCTATTGCAGCTATTGCGTCTAAACTGTTTGAATGAATCATGCGACTTTCCTTTCCTTGTTATATTTTTTTTTTGCTGTAGGGTTTAACTGCGATTTAATAATGTGAGTTAAGCCTCCGCTTTCGCCCCACTTAGCTAAGTGAACTGAGCCTTTGTAATTAGGTAATAATTCTTTGTAATCGCTTTTTAACTTTGGCTTTGCTAAATAATTCTTCATGCAAATAACCCTCTCAATGCTGCTGCCTGTTGATTTCCGTAATCGCGTTCTTCTTTGCTTAATTCTTTGGTAATCATTAAAGGTGCTGACCTAGCTTGTATCGCTTGCATTGATGCTGTTACGTCTGCTGATTTGCGAGTGTGACCAATAAAAGAAGCGTAATCAGGTGGATAATTTGGTTCTTTCTTTTGTGCTGCTACTGCCTTGGATTCTTCAATATTTTCAAAACCTCTGCCAAATTCAGCTAAACTTAAATGCTCTAATTTTCTACACCAAGTAACAAACTTAGGATTATCCATCGTTGCTAACTGATTAATGCTTATCCATAGGTTGGGCCATAAAATATCCATTCTTAACCAAAGTTCAGCCATTATTCGCACATGACTAGCTGTAAATGGCGACTGTTTCTTTTGCTGCTTCGAGCTGTTGGTCATAACTTGAAGCGCGAGTTCGTTGCTGTTTGACTGCATACTGACCTCCAATAAAATTATTGTTTTCATTACTAGGCTTTTGCTTTAACCACTCAGCCTTTAGTCTTGTCCAAGTGGTAGTTGAAAACTCATTCAAAACATCTTCAACAGTAAATCCGCGACTAATGGCTAAACTAATCTGATTGATTAATGTGTTTGCAATCCTTTGAGTCATATCAGGAGCTTTCATTTTTCTAGCTTTATGATTGGCAATTCTTATTTCGCATAAATCTTTAAATTCATCATCAGATAAATAATGATGATTAATATCTGATGTAGTCTCTGATGTAGTCTCTGTAGTCTCTGGTATTGGTGAGGTCATAATGACCTTATGTGAAAGGCTCAAATTGGCATCAACATCAGAACAATGTGACACCACCTTTGGCTCAATTTGATCTAATGGTTGATCTAGTTGACTGTCATTGATTACTGGTGAGACTTGGTGAGACTTGGTGATACCTAAACAAACGGGATGGGAGTAGTTAATCGTGTACCAAACAGTCCGATCCATTTTCATTTTGTTGTAGTTACCCGTAAAGATAACGCCTTGAGATTTTAAACTGATAATCACACGCTTTAGAGTGGCTTTAGACCAAAAAGGAAATTGCTCCAACCAAGAGTCATGCGTGTTGTAAATCCAATTATTGCCGTCATAAAACTTGTCAGACTTCTCGACCCAGTAATGAATTTGTTGAGCCAAAATAGCCTCGTTCAAGCCAATCTTTGCCGCTAGCTTTGGCATTATCAATAAAGGCTGTTCAGAAATTAATAAACTCATAAATATCCTAAATCATCTAAATCATCTAAATATGTCTTTCAAAAACGCTATGCCATAACTTGTATTCATTGCGTTTCTCATTACGGAGTTGATTCATGGCAGCACGAATGTATCCAGCCACATCAGTACCCTCTTTGCTGGCAGCAGCTTTAACAAATTCATACAAATCATCATCTAAAGTTGATGCCACTGTATTTGAAAGTTTTTCGGTCATGCCACCGCCTCTGACTTATCAGCTTGATTTATTTGATTCAACAGATAGTGCATTTGATGAAGTCTTGTTGCTGGAACAAAATCACCCCAATGACAGATTGCACTATGCGTAACTCCAATAGCCTCGCCTATTTTGGTTTTAGTCCCAAATGCGTCTATTAGATCGGTAATTGGTATTGCTGGGAGTTCTTTCATTTCTTAATGTTAGTATACTCACAGCTTTAATGTCAACCTTCTGTCTTAAATTAATAGAAAACTGTCAATTAAAATGACACCAACCTCACACATTTAGATTGTAAGATTACTTGCGACATTTAATATAAATTTTAAGGTTACAAAAAAATGAATTTAGGCGAACGAGTAAAGAAATTGCGTAAAGACCAAGGTTGGTCACAACAAGATTTTGCTAATCGAACCTCAATATCAAGAGCAAGGGTTGCTCAACTAGAAACTGATCCTACCGCAGAAGTTAAAGCGGCAGGGTTAGTGTCCATAGCTAAGGCTTTTGGATGCACCATAGAGCAATTATTATCAAATAATGCGCTCGAATCGAGGGGGGGATTAAAGCTAAATCCGATCACTCGGAAAGCCCCCGTGGTAAGCTGGGATTCCCTACCAGATATAATAGAGGGAAAATTTATGCTAGAAAGTAAGCAGTGGGTAGGATGCCCATACGACCTATCGGAGAATTCTTTTGCGCTTGAAGTGCAAGATGAAGTAATGACTGCCAGTAACGGCAGATCGTATCCGCTAGGTGTTTTAATTTTTGTTGACCCAGACAAAACGCCAGTAAGTGGAGATCGCATTGTTGCGATAGATACTGAAAATTTAAGTTCTGTTTTTCGGGAATACGTTATAACAGGTGGTGTTGAACATTTAAAACCTTTGAATGATCGCTACCCTATAAAAGAGTTTTCATCATCAACCAGGATTATAGGAACTGTAGTTGGTTCTTATCAATCAGAGAAATGAAATGCTAGTTTCAGAATTAAACAATAATAAAAGTCGGGCGTTAGCGTGGATGCGTGAGTCTGTGTATAAATGGTGGCTGATTCACACCGATCACTCATCTAACACCAGACCCAAGAATGGCCCAATGGGTGTAATGTTTGAGTTTATGAAAACGAACTTTGGCAATAATTTAAACGAACAGTGTCCTCAAGGCCCACCTAATAAATAATTTAATCATTATTAATGCCCTCTAAAATATCAGTAAAATTACCTAAAAATTCATTAAAAAACTAACATTTTAAATGTTTTTCCGAAAAAGCTGTACTTTTGATTGTGAGTTAGCTAACATAACCATAGACATAAAGCTGACTAAGGAAATTTAAGATGAACTCATTAACCAACCACTGTCATGTAACCGCTCAAATTAACGCTTATACGGATGAACCAAACGATGCACCTGCTGATGGTGTGTTTGATGAGTGTTCACCACTTGCTGAAATTTATAAAAAACTAATGCTTGATCGTGAAGTAATCTTTCAAGCTGGCTGGAACTATGAGCCAACCACTTATACCGCTTTCGATATTTTACTAGACCGCATCAACGAGAACGCAAGCACAAGCGATTTAGCCGCCAGCATATTTGCCGCAGCCTTGTTTAATGAGAAAAAAGGCGTTGCAGCCACAGACCTAGCCCAAGCAAGTGACTTTGAGTCATGGGTTTATGACTTCTTCAAATACCTACAAAACTCAAAGCCAGCACCCTTTACTAAACCCAATTTAGAATTCTTAAACTTGCGAGGTGCGTAATGAACATTTCAAAGGAAACGCTAATCATTAACACAATCGGATGCTTGATATGGGCAGTTTGCTCAATATGGTTTTGGGTAGGCATGACCGCATGAGCCGCGTATCAATAGATGTTTGGCTGTTTGTAATTGTATTAATTTTAGCAGGGATAGAAATATGACTGATATTTACTTGGAGGCTTTGAGCGATTTTCACAAATTGTTTGAATACAACAACCCGTATTGTAAAAACCTAAACGCTGAAAAGCACTTGGCTTACAAAGAAGCAGCATTAAAAATTGTTGATGAAATAAAAAGAGGTGACGCATGAATACATTAGCAGGCCAAATTTGGCAAACACTAGCATCAATTGATTTGTCTAGTCAGACAGATAAAAAAGGAAAGTTAACGTATTTGTCTTGGGCTTGGGCTTGGGGGTCTTTAATGAATTATTACCCTGATACTGGTTATGAGTTTAGCGATAGAACTTTCTCTGACGGGTCAATGGAAGTTACTTGCCAAGTTACCATTGCAGAGGGTGATCAATCAGTCACGCGATCTATGTGGCTGGCTGTAATGGATAATCGAAACGGAAGCATACAAAACCCTAACTCTACAGATATTAATAAGAGCAAGATGCGTTGCTTAACTAAGTGCCTCGGAATGTTTGGATTAGGTCATTACATATACGCTGGCGAAGATTTGCCTGACCAAGAAGTAGTTTCTAAAGTTCAAGCTATAGCGAAAGAAGAGGCCAATATAGTCTACAACGATCTAGCTACAAAGCACTCTACGACTATTGAATGTGTAAAGGCTGGCATTGAGTCAGGCGAGATTACAGCAGCAGCAGAGGCTTGGTTTGAGCTTACAGAGGACGATCAAATGGGGTTGTGGAAAGCACATTCAAAAGGTGGAGTGTTTACAACAAAAGAACAACAGTTAATTAGAACCACTGAATTTAAACAAGCCTACTTTGGCAAAGGAGAAGCAGCATGAGTCAGTTCGATAATAATAACACTGGGGCTTTATTTAGAAATACACGCAAAGATACTGAGCGACACCCTGATTACAACGGAAGTTGTGAAATAAATGGTGTCCATATGTGGATGTCTGCATGGCTTAAAACTAGCAAAAATGGGCAAAAGTTTATGTCATTTAGCTTTAACCCAAAAGAAAATCAGCCACATCAACAGCCACCACAGCAGTCAACGCAAATGGCGCAGGCAAAAGAGGCGGTCATGGCAGGAATGGACAAAGGGCCAGACGATGATGCTTTCGACGACGATATACCATTTTAGAGGTGAAGTTATGGATTACATGATTAAGAAAGTTGACGGGGTGGGCTACTTGCCCATCGTTCTTGATGAATATAGCAATGAAATATACCGAGGTGAATACCACCAAAAAGCACACGATGCTATTGATGCTGCTCTTTCGTATGTAGATGAAAATTATTGCGGTGACTGCAATATGTCGGTTAACCATAAAGACTTTACTTGGAATCACCCAGAGGCTTTGTAATGAATAATAAAGTGCAAGTGCAAGTGCAAGTGCCTGTGCCGATCACCATGCTGTCTGACGAGGATATATTGGCTGAGATAAATAGGCGACATATACTTATCAAGTGGGCTAGGAAGCCTATACCAGAGCCTGACAATAGAGGGCGATCATTTGTGTCGCCTAGTTGCGTAGTTGAAGAATGGGATTGCAGAAAATGAATGATTTAATGAGTGAACAAGAATTGCAAAGAGTAACAGGGTACAAAGCTCAATCGAAGCAGTGCGAAGTTTTAACGGAACATGGAATATTTTTTGTAAAAGATGCAAATGGTGCGCCTCAACTCACATGGCATTGTTTTAACAACCCAGCTCATTTGCGGTTTAACGAAACCTTAGCGCATAATGATGAACCGAACTTTTCAGCAATGGGTTAATTATGTCTCCAAGAAAAAGAATTAACGGCCCCGATTGGCTACCTGTGCGGTGTTATGTAGGCAAGTCTGCTTATGAATACCGCCCTAAAAGTGGTGGCTGTGTGCGTCTGGGTAAGTTTACAACGCCCAAAGAAATCATTTTGGCAAATTATAATGCTGCTCGGTTACTGCATGAAGAACCAACAGGCGCGTTTTCCGAATTAATTCGTGGATACCTAGCCAGCGTTAGATATTCAGAGTTAGCAGTGCGAACTAAAATTGATTATGCGCGATATGCTAAAAAACTAGACTTAGTGTTTGGTAAGATGAATCGTAACCGCATTAAACCGCATCACATTCGCCAGTACATGGATAAACGTAAAGAAGGTGGCGTGATTGTGCAGGCCAATCGGGAAAAGTCATTTCTTAGTTCAGTATTTAGCTGGGCCTATGAAAATGGCAAAGTAAACATGAACCCCGTAAAAGGTGTTCGCAAATTTAAAGAAACACCACGCCCTAGATACATTGAAGATTATGAATACAATTTATGGTTAGATCAGGCTTACATTAAATGGCCTTTGCTAGCTGCTGCAATGGAAATAAGTTACTGCTGTGCGGCTAGAGAAGCAGACGTTTGGAATTTAGAGCGAGAAAAGCTACTAGAAGCAGGCATTAAGATAAGGCAAGGCAAGACAGGAAAAATACAAATTAAGGAATGGAACCCCCGATTAAGGGCTGCTGTTGATTTAGCTTTATCAGTACAAAAGTTTACTAATTTCAAGTGGGTATTTTGTGATAAGAAGGGCCATCATCCAGCACAAGGTGCATTGCAAGAATGGGCTTTACTGGCTAAACGCAAAGCTAAGTCAGAATACGATGGTGAATTAAATATCGATTTTACCTTCCATGACATCAAGGCAAAGGCTATTTCTGATTACGAGGGTAATAAGCAAGAGTTTTCAGGTCACAAGACCCAATCACAAGTTGCAATCTATGATCGCAAAGTAAAGGTCACTCCCACCCTAAAATAGTCTAAAACTGGACGTATAACCACCACTGTATATTCGGAAAAATATTCGGAAGTGTTCGGAAGTTAGTAAGGGCTATCGCTGAAAGGTAATGGTAATGGGGTGGACGATGGGGCTCGAACCCACGACCACCGGAATCACAATCTGAGGGTTTAATCTATTAAAACAAAGACTTAACCTTCTATTTCCGAACAATTTACGATTTTTACAACCCTAAACTGCCTAGTTTCTTTCAAACTTCAACACTGTATATTCGGAAAGTGCTGCTGCTGAAAAACGACATCATAAAGTAAACCTCGTTCTGTTGCCATAAATAATTAATTTATTTTAGGGTGGCGTTAAATCGGTTAATTTGTCTGACTTAGAACCACCCATAATTAGTTTATAATATTCATCCAAACAACTAGGCTATTAAACTGGATGAAAGTCAGACACTTCTCAAACTGTTCGGATAGTTCTATTGCAGACCCACCTTTTCTTGTTTGAGTGAATTGACATTTGTTTACCGATAACCCTTTACATCTATCCGTTATGTATATACAATACGTATAGGTTAAGTAAACAAACAAACGGAGCATCACATGACTACTTACACTAATTTAGAAATTATTACTTACAACGCAATTTTTGACGTTTGCGATACGGATTTAGGTGCAGACATTATCGACATTGCTCAAATCACTGGTGAGAGCGCAAATGTTTTACGAGGCGTTATTTCTTCACTAATTAAGAAAGATATGATCGCGGTTGTTGATGATGAAAAAGCTACTTTATTTGCACCTTATTCAAATGGCACATGTTACTGCTTTGGCGGTGAATCACTTACAGATAAAGAACTAAAATTATTTTCAGAGTTAAAATCACAATAACAATAAACGGGGCTACGGCCCCACGGAGCATCACATGAAAGTTAAAATTGAATTTACTGTAGACGTTATACCTGAGAACATCCAGATTTATATAGATGAGGCTGGTTTTGATGAGACTGTCAGAGAATACGTTAAGAGTTTCTTTTCAACTCTTGAGCCGCTTCTTGATGATCAAATCGAAAATGCTATTGGTTTGCCAGCAATTAAAAACTATAACTAATATCGGGCTTCGGCCCCACCGACCAAGCGGAACTTGAAGCAAGGAGTAGATTATGAATAAGCCAATGGATAAACAAGCATTATCTTTAATAGCCATGATGAACCATCATTTAACGCATGAGTATGCCTCAGAAGAAAACAAGCAGCGAAACCTTGATGCTCACTTAAAAGAATTTAAATATTTTGCATCACTACCTGTTACAGACTTTTCACAAAGCGTCTGGGATGAAATGAACCAACTGTTTAATTCATGGGGTGACGCATGAATACTGAATATAATATTACACCAATGATAATTTTTGGTTATGCAGGTCTTGGGAAAATCAAAGATAAGTTTGAAGATCGAATGGTTATTGAAGAAGAAACGGGCGGTCTTGATGAAGGCTCTTTCTGGGTCACGTTTCGCAGTATTGATATGAAAGATATTCGTGAGATTGATAAGTTTATTAAGTCAGAACTTAATGAAGGTGACGCATGAATAATCCAACGAATGACTATGAGGCTTTAGTGCTGGCTTTAAACTTAGGTATTACAGCAGACACAGACGAACAGTTTAATCGCGCTTTACAAATGGCTGAGAGCTTTGCAGCAAAACTTACCGACATTGAAGTGGCTAGGGCTAAAAAAGAAGTAGAGGTGATACATGAATCTTGAACTAACCTTGAAGCACTTTAAAATGTGTATTCATACGCAATGCTCAACTGACGGAATTGAAATGTCTGATGCTGATCGCTTTATCTGGGAAGATGGTGACGAAATAAAAGAGTTTGATTTATCCAATAGTCATGTGCATTGGGTAGATGGTGGCGCACTCCAAGCTGTAATTGCGTTACAGATTTTAAAAAGTGAAGGCTTTAAAGCTGGTTTGTTTTGGGACGATTGTTACATTGATGGTATTGATGGTGATTTTTGGGGCTGGTGTATCCTAAGTAATTACGGCTCAAAAGGACGAAATAATGATTAATGATTCAGATTTTGATTTAGCAATGCAAAAAATATGGACGAACACAGGTTTAGTATCTGAAAAAATAAATGAAGATCTTTCAAGCATTATTTATTCTGAAAGTGATGTAATGGTGGTATCTGATAAAGCAACAGCCAAAGATTCGTATAAATGGAAAACTAACTCAGGGCAGTTAACAAATATGAATAAACATGGAAGCACTGGCAACACTAACGCCAGCAAAGAAGAAACTAAATCATCGGTGTTAACTGTACGCTGTTATCCGCACGAAAAGGCAACATGGGTTAAAGCATCAAAAGGCCAGAAGTTAGCTGAATTTGTAACGACTACGCTCAATGATGCAGCAAAAAAAGAAGAATAGACTATGACAATAGCAAAATGTACAGAATGTAATACGCCACACCCTGATTTAGATTTTGAACTTTATAGCGGATTTAAAGACAAGCCGCTAATTGGTTTTTGGCTTGATGATAATGGTGTTTGCGAAAACTGCTTTCGCACCGACAGTTATGTAATAGTGTTAGAGGATATTCTGAAAGATACTGTCCTTGGAAGCATCGAATTTGACTATGGTGAAGGTTCTCACAGAATCACAAAACTATTGCGAGATTATGCAGACAAAATAGATGCCGAAGCAAATAAACATAAGCACAAATGGGATGATTAAGTTTATGTCGAGCAGAAAAAAGACCACATAATTAGGTGGTCAAGGATGGTACTTGGGGAAATTACTTTTTCTTCATTACGCTATCGGCTAGACCACCACCAAAATAAAACATGACTATTGTTAGCATAATCCAATCAATCTGAAACTCTGAAAGAATAGCTTTAACACCTGTTACGTCCCGATCTAAAAAAGTCATAACAATAACCAAGACATAAGTGCTTATATATGTAACTGAAAACATGGTTGCTAGTATGCGTTGAGCTATCTTAAAAGGCGCATAGGCTGTCATTAGATCAGTCTTTGCCTTTGTCTTGGCTTCAATCATTTCAGTGTCAGATGTATGAAATGAGTCAATCAAGTCCATGCCTTTGCTTATAACGTCACCACTTCCAAATATTGTGCTTAGAACGCCCATAATTAGTCCCTCAATTCAAAGTGTGGGTAATCCTGCCATGACTTCCACAGACCGCCCCATTTTAATTCGTGGCCTAACTGCGCGGAAGCCTGCAACATAGCTGTGGCGGCTGTTGTAAGGTCGTGAACGTCCCAGCTTGCCGCACCTTCGGGTGTAAGACAAAACAGGTCGATCGCCTTGCCCGATTGATGATATGAGAGGTTATTTTTTCCATCACATTTAGATTTGCCAGCGTTATACAATTTTGCTTGGCAAATTTCCGAACGCCAGCCTCCGTCACTGGGGACGCCAAAATCAATAGGGCTAAGAGTAATAGCGAGTTCTGCAATGTCGATAAGCCGATCATCGATACCCTCCATGTTTTTCATGCTGTTTTTACCTAGCTGAAAGCCCATATTAGATTCTCCCCATGACATACGATGAAACACCACCTAGAGCCGCAGCTAGAATGATTACGCCAGCCGCCATGCCCTTGCCCTTGGCTAGTTGAATCTCTTGAGCAGCAAGACGATCATTTAGTTTAGCCATTGTCTTTGTTAGGCTTTCAACGTCTTTGTTTAACTGGGTTACCGCATTAACTAGCTGGCCTGCCTCAAAATCTGGCATATTTGACATTGTTTTATCTCTCAATAATTACGCTTTTAAATAAATAGCTATTCCAAACAGCAAACCCATTGCCAAAATTAAGCAGACACCAATATTGATTGCTAACTGTAAATCCTTTTGTAACTGTGCCGCTTGCCTTGCTTTTTTTTGTTGCAAGGCTTTTTGTTCACCTTTGCGTTGCCTGTGCCATTCAGCCTCAAATTTTACAAAATCGCTCCACCCATTTAAACGTGATTTCTTCAAATGATATTCAAGAATTTCACGCTGTTTTCTTAAAGTTTCTTGATATTGGAATGCTTCTAATGCTGTGCCTTTGCTGCTACTGTCTCCAGCTTTGTCTTTTATTTTTTGAGTTGCACCAAGGTAATCAGTAAGTTGGGTTCCTAGCTGGTAAAGACTCTTCCCGTTGCCTAAAGCGGTTGATAGCACCTTAAATATCGCATTGGCTGCGGCAATCTCAGCAATCAAAATAGCACCAAATTTTTAACTAACACTTAGCAACCCAGTGCAATGTAGACATAGGCCCACGATCTCTATAAGCAACGACACCCGTCACCTTGGTTACGCTATACCGATCTGTTACTTCACGCTGGCTTGTCTGTGGCTCTGCAACTATTGTCTGGCCTACGGGGGCTGGCATAAAAATTGGGTATACCTCGCCAATGGTTGACCACACTAATGATTGCCTTGCCAAACTCTGAATTTATTGTAATCAGGGTTCATCATGTTTCGTTTAATAACATCGTGTCTTGCTGGGTCAGTCCATTTAACGCCTGCCTCTTTAAGCCATTCATTTATCATTGCTCTATCAACAACACCTAAACAAACCGATTCACCAAACTGAGCATTGCCGTTTTGACGCATTGCCTCTGCTTGATTTAATGCTGAACTGTAATCTTGCTGCTTAACGTGGATTATCTTGTCCCCGTCTTTATAAAATTGTTCGCCAATCTTAGCCATAATTATTCCTTAAAAAAAAGGGGCGCAAAAGCACCCCCTTGTGCATAACTAAGATATGTTTAGCTATCGGTGCAATCAGCAATCAGACCTAAAGCGGCTTGATTTCGCACCACCATGGTGGCCTCACAGACTACTTGACGATGCTCATTATCGCCTGTTTTCGCCAACGCTTCGTTTTTCATCGGACGCAAAGTGGCTAATGCCAATTTATCGTTTTCGATAATCCAAACATCACGCGATCTTGACTCTCGGACGGGCTGAAATTCAACGCTGCCCCAAGGTGTTAAATAGACCGCAATGTTGTTGTTTACAGAACCAGTAGCTCCGTTTTGGCGTTGATTGTTATTACCAACGAAGCCCAATGCCTTGTTGAGCTGGAAAGCTGAAAGGTACACTGTGTCTGGCTTTCCGCCCGATGTCCACACAGATTGCATGCAAGTATCGAACTTTGCTTGGTTGAATACTGACTTTGTGCCGTCAGTCCGAGCAGTAGCACCGCCCACGTTACCAGAAGGGTTGGCTCCGTTAGCACCAATGTTTACTACGTTGGTCTTTAACCAAGCACCAAGGCCAGCTAATTTGCGTGGAGTAGTAGCATTACCAGCTACGCGAGCAACGTTTTCAAACAAAGCCTTTTCCATATCGAGCTTAACTTCTGTGGCAACACGCAGTATGTTGTATGCCATTTCAGAGTTTGTGCGGCCCGCAGCCTCAACAACATCGTTTGTGCCAGAAGTAATTACAGACCCTTTGAAAATTTGCGAATAGTTTCCTAGTCGATCTGTGGGAGTAACTGCTGCTGCGGAAGTATCACTTCCTTCCACATGAAAGTTATTCTGCGCTGCCCTCAATGTGTTGGTTTGCCACTCATGGAAAGTGTTAGTGGCTTTAACTTTAGCCATTGCACTTAATAGTGGAGTTTCGTCCGGAGAAACGTCATAAATAACGTTGGATAAATCTTCCCTAATCCCCGTTGTGTCATATGTGTCAAATGTGTTGGTAGGTTGAGCCATGATAATTATTCCTAAATGATTTTAAAGTTAACTACTCAAACAATAGTGCGGCTGCATCGTGAATGCTGCCTGATTTTTTCAATCGAGATAGTTGCTGACGTTGTTTCTTTGCTGCTGAGTCGGGCATCTTTTTTGTACCAGCTTTCATTAATGGACGGGCTTTTTTCAGTTTAGATTCAACTGTAGAATTGCCTGCCATTATTTGGTCATAAAGCCGAGCCTTGTTTAGAACTCGCATAGCGCGGTAATCAATAATTCCACCAATTTCTTCGGCAGTATAATCTTCTGCGATACCTTGCTTGAGTAAGCTTTCCTTCATTTTGGTTGCTTTGTTAGCATCCGCAAAATCGGGAAGCACTCGCTTGAGTTCTGCAAAGTTGTAGTCCAAGTTGGCCTTGTCAGCCTTTGCTTTTTCTACCTGCATTGCCTCGTGATTCTGCTTTAATTCATGCTGTTCGATTTGGTATTGGCCCATCTCTTCACGATAAGTCGCATCTGCTTCGATGTAGCCTAGAGGGTCTGCATTAAGCAAATCCTTCGTGGGTGGAGTGGGTTCTAACATCAAACCTTTTTGCCCTACTTGTTGCATAAACTGGTCAAGTTGCTGTCGCTGTTGGTTTAAGCCGTTATAGGCTTCTTCCGCTTGCTTTCTAGCCGCCGCCGCCTGCTTCATTCCCTTTTGGATATATTGTTGTCCAGAAAAACTCTGCTTTAGATCATCTAGGGTTACTGACACTTGCTCCCCATCAACTTTGATAGAAAATGTCTCAGGCCCACTTTGATCGGCTTGTTCCTCGTCCGACTCTTCATATTCCTCACCTTCATCTTCATCTTCTAATTCTGCGTATTCAGCATCATCGTCAGATTCCAATTCGGTTTCCTGCTCAACTTCGGTTTCTTCAACTTCAACCACTTCGGCTTCGGCTTCATTAACTTCGGTTGTTTCTGACTCCATTGGAGGCAATAGTGCATCTACTGCACTTTCTAAACTTACTGGGTTAGTCGATTCCATAATCGGTGCTTACCTATTTTTTAAGACGTTTATCTTTCATATCCTGATCGGTAATAACCCGTTTCAGAGTATTCTCGAATTCGTTTAAAGCTCTCAACATTGCGTGAGCCTCTTCCCGTTTTTCAACTTCATCAGCTTTAGAATGTAAGAATACATTACACTGATTTGTTCGTAGACTAACAAAAACTTCCAAAAAAGTCTCATTCGCTAACAAATTTTCAGCCTGATCTTTCAAAATCATTGAACATTACTCATTCGTGGAGTTTCTTGCAGACGCTTAACTCGCTCAACGTCAACGGCTGTGCCGTATTGCCCTAGTATCCTAGCGGCTTCAACTAACAAGTCTTGGTTCATTTGATCACGCTCTAAATCATCACTGGCTTGCAATTCACGATATTTAAGCTGCAATTCAGCCAATTCTTGACCTTGTTTAGATTGCATTTGAGCAGCCTTAACTTGCATGTCTGCTTGCATTTTAATGTTATCGCCTTGCATCTTTCCTTGCAGACGCATTTGATCGCCTTGTAACTTCGCCTGTGCTTTGATCTGTTCTGATGTAACCATTGCTTCTGCCACTTGATCGCCCTGCTGACTCTGTGCGGCTTGTGCGGCTTGCTCTGCCATTTGCGCCATTAGCTGTTGCTCAGTGGCATCATCCATAGGTGCATAATAACGATCTGCATTATTGAACCCACTTAATGCCAAAGTATCTGCTAAAGTGTTACGCATTTGTGTCATGCTAACTAAGCCATTTTGAGGC